AAGCTACAGACCTTTATAACTTCAAATGCCTAAAGAATTCAATAACCAAAGGAGAAAGCCAGATTTACGGCGCTATAGGTGAAGTTTTAGCTATGGAATTTCTAAGGTCTAGAGGCAAAGAGGTTAAATACGAAGGCGATTATAACTACGACCTAATTAGCAACGGAAAAAAAATAGACGTTAAAACAATAAAAACAGACAAAGAACCAAACGACGACTTTAACGCTAATATAAGCGCGTTTAATAGCAGCCAGCAAACTGACTTTTATTTATGGTGCGCTGTGTCCGTAGACATGACTTACGGCTATGTAATAGGCTACCTAGATAAAAACGAATTTTATAAAATAGCAGAACTAAAGAAAAAAGGCGAAATAGACTGGGGACAATGGACGTTTAAAAGTGACACGTACACCACGAAAATAAAAAATCTAATAAAATTTTAACTTTTTTTTGTCGAAGTATTGTTTATATCAAAATATAAAGTATCTTTGTTAGGTCAATAAGACGCAACTACTAATTTTAACACTATGAAAACTTTAAACACAACAACAAAAAATGTTCTTTATGTAGTAAACTATTTACGTGGTAAATGGATAACTAAAACTAATTTTTCATCTTTAGCAGAAGCTGAATTTTTTATTTCAAATTTAACTCAACAAAAAAATAGTGCTAAAATTGAAGTATTAACAATTAAATAAAAAAAACCAATTTATGAAAAATCTATTTAAAGCGCTGGCTAATTTCCAGCAAGAAGTACCAGTAATTCACAAAGCGACACAAGGCTACGGCTATAGCTACGCAGATTTACCGAAAATCTTTGAGGTTATCAATCCGTTACTAAAAAAACACGGACTAGGATTCACCCAGTTAATTAATGGCACGGATCTAGTTACATGCGTTTTCCATGTAGACAGCGAAGAACAAATAACAAGCACAACAGCAATCCCGCAAAACGTAGCTTTAAAAGGAATGAATGATTTCCAAGTTATGGGGTCGGCTATTACTTACGTGCGTCGTTACGCTATTAGTTCAATGTTAGGACTAGTTACCGACAAAGACACGGACGCAAGCGGCGAACAAGTAAAGAAACTACCTACGATTGACGCTAAACGATTCCAGAAAGCTGTCGAAGCTATTCAGTCTGGTAATTACACACGCGAAGAACTAGAATCGAAGTTCACTTTAACAGAAGGTCAAACGGATTTACTGAACGCGTTATGAATGCTTTTAAAATTAGATGTTCTGCAATAGGTAAGATAATGACAAACCCCCGCACAAAGGGGGAATTGTTAAGCCAGACCGCTAAAACATACATAGAAGAACAAGTAATAGCGGACAAGTACGGAATTAAAAAGCAATTCTATAGCCGTTACACGGACAAAGGTATACTAGTAGAAGACGACGCTATTAATTTAGTGTCGGACGTTCTAGATTTAGGGTTTATTTGGAAAAACGAAGAACATTTTAGCAATGACTGGATGACTGGAACACCCGACGTAAACACGGACAGCGTTTTATTAGATGTAAAATCTAGCTGGGACGCTACGACATTCCCTTTTTTCGCTACAGAAATTCCTACAAAGGACTATTACTACCAATTGCAAGGATATTTAGAACTTACTGGCAAAACAGAATCTTTATTGTGCTATTGTTTAGTTAATACACCAGCAGACATGGTAGAAGACGAAGTAAGACGCGCACACTGGAACGCTAACCTACTAGAAGAAAGTATAGACCTACGCGACGAAGTACAAAAACGCCATAACTTCGACCACATACCAGACAACCGACGCGTTAAAGTCTTCAAAGTAGAAAAAGACGAACAAGTAATAGAAGCAATCAAAGAACGCGTGGACTTATGCCGTGAATATTATAACACCTTAATAAATTTCTTATGAAACCAACAGAAAAAGCAAAAGAGTTATTTAATAGATATTATGAAATGGCAGAATCTATTGAATGGACAGACAATGAAACAAAAGTAAAAGCTGAAAAATTTAACGACGAGTTAGGAACTGATGTTTTAAAATATTGGAATGAACTAGCAAAAGAAAACGCATTGATTGCAGTTAATGAAATAGTAAAATCAAACCCACATAGTAACCCATTAAATACGCTCGGGTTTTCTACTATGGCATATTGGATAGAAGTTGAATACGAAATAAAAAAGTTATGAACCAACAAATAGAAGACAAAATAGTATTACGCGTTTTAGCGCGTTTTAACGAACGTTCTCAAGTAGGAATAAACAAGTACAATACAACGTTAGAAAGAACCGACCTAAGTACGTTACAATGGCTTACACACGCGCAAGAAGAAGCTATGGACTTTGTACTTTACTTGGAACGACTAAAAGACGAATATAAAACTAAACACCAAGAACAATGAAAGAAAAGAACCTAGCTATTATATTAACGCTTTCGATAGTAGGATTAGCGTTATATGGATTTTTTAACCTTGTCGCGTGGTTATGGCGTGGCGTATTTTAGTAACAATTAAATAAATATACAATGGAAAACAAGTTAAACACGGGTGCAATCTTCAAAAACACGAACAAGAAAGCGGAAAACCACCCAGACTACAAAGGAAAAGTAAACGTAAACGGGAAAGAAATGGAAGTAGCGTTATGGGTTAAACAAGGAAAGGCTGGATCGTTCTTTTCGGCGTCATTTAGTGAACCTTACGTAGCACCAGCGCAAAGCGAACCAGTAAGCAAAGTAGAAAACGACGATTTCCCTTTTTAAGTATGGAAATAAACGACACCGAACTACGTAAAAAGTTACAAGCATTACTTAGAACACGAACACGGAACCAAATAGTAACAGAAATAAAAACACGGACTGGCAAATTTCACCAATACCAAATAGACAAGTTCCTAAAAGGTCACGACGTAAGCCTAAGCACAGCTATAAAGCTAGACGAATACGTTTTAAGAGAATCAATGTAACACGAAGCCAGTTTAACCGCTGGCTTTTTTATTGTTAATAACTTTTTTACAGCGTGTTTAGATTTTCATCGTAAGTTTGATTAAAATTTAACCAATGAATTACATTTATCTAGTAGCTTTTGTCTGGTGGTTTGTCAAGTTCGAACCTTTACAGCTTGCGTTTGACTACATTTTTAGACGTTTGCCTATTAACCACCTTACAAATATTATTTACGAATCGTTAGGCTGTCCTAAATGCGTAGGGTTTTGGGCTTCGCTGTTTATTACTGGCAACTTTTTTACGGCTTGCGTCGTTAGTTTGTTATCTTTTACCCTTGACGTATGCTTAGCGAAGCTGGACAGATAGCAATAGACGCACTACTAGCGGAAATAAACCCCGAAAGACTTAGCAAAATGCATCTTAGAAAGTTGCAAGCTATCAAAGTAAAAGAAACGGGCGTCCGTGATAACGAATGTTTTTGCCGTCCAGACAAAAGACAGAAATGGTTTGCCGAATTTAATACGTGGTATGAAAAAAACGCTAGATAAATACATAAGCGAACACTACGACGAAGTAAGAAAGTATACAAACCACTTTTTAAAGGCGTACAATAAGCGTAAAAATATAACCTTGTCAATGCTGAACGCGGACACGTGTATAAATAACGCCTACCTACACGTCTTAACTATTGACACGGACAAAATAGACACCAATAGCGTAAAGTCCTACCTACTTAACACAATTAAATATCAAATAATCTGGGACACTAGCCTAAGCCACAAACAAGACGATTGTCTAGCGTTGGAATTTATACCAAAAGACGAACCAGATAACGACGACGTCAAACATAAGATAGGAATAGAAAACAAATATAACGACCAGCTAGCCTATATAGAGATCTATAGAAATAGTTTAACTTGTCCAGTAGAAAAAAAGGTCTTCGAAAGCTATTACGACAAAGGACACCGCACCGCTAAAAGTCTAGGTAAGTTTTTCGGGATTAGTAACACGTCGGCTCATTATTTAATACGCGGAATTAAATTAAAAATCCGTGAAATTCAATATAGTTATGAAAACAAATGAAATAACAGCGGCGCTGGCTAGAGTAGTTCTATTCACTATAGGCGGGGTTATTTGTCTAGGTGGTTACGAAACAGCTTTGCGTATGTTTGGCGTATTAATTATAATTAAAGCCATAGGGAACGAACTAAAACACGAACAAAATGAAAATTAAAGACGAATACAAAGGGAAAACTATAGTAACGTACGACAGCGTACTAGGTCAAAGACGCATAGAAGTAGACAAAATCCACCCAGCGCAGTTTAAATATTACGTGACTATAGGACTAGGCTACATTTTCGAAAAGGAAAACGCTACAATAAGCTATAAAGGCGTAGAAGAAGCCACCGAAAACACGGAAACAGAACCTATTCAAGAACCAGTAACAAAGAAACCAAATGCCACAACCAATAAAAGGAGAAAAAAAGGAAACGTTCCTAGCTAGATGCATAGCAGACGAAGAAAGCGTAAACGCATTTCCCGACAAATTCCAACGTTACGCCGTTTGTGTCCATACGTGGGAAACTCATTCACGCGAAGCGCTGAGTATTTACAAGGAGACCTTTAAAAACACGAAAAAGAAATGAAGTTCTACATTCTAGACTATGGTAAAGACATGATCCACGAAGGTAAGGTAATAACCGACTACCTAGAGAAAATGCAATACCACCATATAGCGTATTTAACCAGCGCCGACGGGTTACTATGTTTAGAAGAAGTAGACGAAGACGATTTTTTAAACCACTTCAAAAACACGAAACAAAATGTCTAAACACAAATACATAAAGACACCCGAACTACTCTGGGAAATGTTCGAATCATATAGAGACAAAACAATAAACAACCCCCGACTAATTGACAAAGCACTACAAAGCGGTAAGGTAGTACAAGAAGCGTTAAGAGTCCCTCTAACAATGGAGGGTTTCGAGGTTTGGGGCTACGAACACGGCGTAACACTAGACCACTACTTTAAAAATTCAAATGGTGCATACGACGAATATTGCCACATCTGCCAACGTATAAGAAAAGCAATCCGACAAGACCAAATCGAAGGTGGCATGGTCGGTCAATATAACCCGTCAATTACTCAAAGACTAAACAACCTAACCGAAAAGACGGACGTAACCAGCAACGGCGAAAACATAAACGAAATTAAAATATCAATCATTCGACCAGACACGAAAGAACTAGAGTAATGGAACATATAACACTTAGAGTAACAAGACCAGACATGTCAGTATATGAAATTACGTTTACTGATGTTAGAATACGAAAAGACGAAACTGGAATATCGGTATACCAAAAAGGATGCAACAATACTTTAGTAGGGTTTTACCCTTTGACGTGGTCTTTAGAATTGGCAAATTTTGAAACCATTGAATAAATGGAACTAAAGTCTACAATAGTCTTTGAAAGGAATTACGACGCGCTTTACAATAACGAGGCGCGTTTTATTATTAACGAGGGTGGTAGCCGTTCAAGTAAGACCTATTCACTTTGCCAGCTTATTCTAGTCTATTGCCTACAAAACAAAGGCGTAGTAGTGTCAATAATTCGTAAGACATTTCCAGCGTTACGCGCTACAGCTATGCGAGACTTTCTAGAGGTTCTTAAAGATTCTGGCATCTACGACAAAGCCAGTCATAACATGAGTGAACATATCTACACGTTCCCTAATGGATCTATAGTAGAGTTCTTTAGTGTAGACGACGAACAAAAGATACGAGGGCGTAAACGCCACCTAGCGTGGTGCAATGAAGCTAACGAACTATTCTACGACGACTTTACGCAACTTAACATGCGTACAGAATCCAAACTAATCTTTGACTACAATCCCAGCGACTCGAACAGCTGGCTATATGAACTACCAAAAAACGAAAGCATATTAATTAAGTCCACGTACAAGGATAACCCGTTTTTACCAGAAAGCATAAAGATACAAATAGAAGACCTCAAACGTACAGACGAAGCGCTATACCAGATTTACGCACTAGGTGAAAAAGCCATAAGCAAATCGAACATATATTCGAACTGGACATTCTTACCACATAGACCCGCGCGCTTTACTGAATTCATATACGGACTCGATTTTGGGTACAATCACCCCTTAGCTTTGATGCGCATATACTGGCATGAAAAGGACATCTTTATAGAACCAGTCATATACGAAAGCTATCTAACCACCGCGAACCTAATCGAAAAGCTAGCCAGTCTGAATATAGAAAAGAACGCGGATATAATAGCCGACTATGCCCGACCCGAAATAATAGCCGAACTTAATAACGCTGGCTATAACGTGCTGAACGCAAACAAGGCTGTTAAGAAAGGACTAGACGCGGTTAAGTCGTTCGGGGTTTACGCACAAGAACACGAAGCCCTAAAGAAAGAATACCAGAATTACAAATGGAAAAAGGTAGGGGACACAATCCTAGACGAACCCGTTAAACTTTGGGATGACGCTATGGACGCGACACGTTACGCGGTTACTTATATCAAAGAACAATACTACACCGACGACAGCTACTTTGCTTTTTAGAACCTAAACAAACACGGAAAATAATATAGTTATGGCACAATCAATAATAGCACAACCGCAGAGAATCATGCCCGCTTACAATCCGATTAGGTTTATAGCGGACAGCACAAACAAAAATAAAACTGGCTTTAGGTACATTTACCAAATTTACAGCGGCGCTACCTTGTTAGGTACGTTCAAAGTATTACCGACCTATTCGACTGGTTACGGCGAAATAGACTTATCTAAATTCCTTTCGAGTTACGTAAGCTGGGACTTTGACCCTAGCTTAACTCTAGACAAAGCCGCGCCGAATAGTTATAAGAACTACCAAGTAAATATAGGCGAAGAATATTTGTACGAAATTACCTACACGTCTGCGCTAACTAACAGCGGTACGAATACACGAATTAACGTAGCTAACATCTTTCAAGTAGGCGACCAAATAAACATAACACAAAATGACGGCGGTGTGGCTAATCCATTACTAGAGGGACTACACACAATTATAGCCGTGTCGGGAACTTGGATTGACGTTAACGTTCCTTTCAGTTCAATTACGAACGTGAATATAGACGGCGTTATTAACTATGCTAATCAACAAAAAGTAGTGACATACGACATAACCACTATTACAAACTTAAGAGTCTTTAACGGGGCGTTTACGTGGGTCGACTGGGTTACGTACAACTATAACGACTACACACTAGACGGCGTTACTAAGCAATGGCTAACGAACCAGCCAAAGACGGACTTTTATTGTACACTAGGACAAGACCTATTTTTAAACGCCCGCGCTGTAGTAGGTAAAAAGATTTACTTTCAAAATAACGACGGCGACACGTACAGCAAAAACTTAGTGAATAACGATTCGATAGTAAGCGTAGCTGTTGGCTGTAACAATTACGGCGCATTAACTCCCATTACTGGCGTGCTACCAATGTTAAAAGACGATACAACCTATTACGACTTTTGGTACGAAGACGCGGGACAGAAGTCCGTTAAGTATAGAGTAAACGTAGACAGACGCGTTCAGATTAACGAGTACCATATTTGCTTCTTGGATCGTTTAGGGTCATTCTCTAGCTTTGCATTTCAGCTAAAGAGTTACGAACGCGGCGACGTTACACGTGACGAATTTAACAAAGACGTACAAGGCTACGTTAAAGCGGGTGCATGGAATTACAATTACGAGGAGTTCGGATTTAACACGTTTAATATTAACGTGACTAAGACGCTAGAGTTAAACACCAACTGGATGACTCAAAACATGTCGGACTATTTCCAAGAACTGATAACGTCACCTCAAACGTTTTTAAAGTTAGTTCAATACGTAACGACAGAAGACGGCGAACTAGTCCTAGATGAAGACGGATGTCCTATACACGTAGCAGAAAGCACGGCTTACGTTCCTTGCATCGTACAAAACAACAGCTTCGAAGTCTACAAACAACGTAACAAGCACCTAATCAAACAAAGCATTTCAGTTAAACTAGCAAACAACGATAACGTAAATGGTTAATAACGTAAAAATAGTCCTAGAGACTGGCGTACTAGACGTAAGACAAGACGTACAATTTCCCCTTAACTTTTCAGTAGGTGACATACGCGACATATCAAAGCGTAGCGGTACGTTTAGTAAGACGATTGTACTAGCTGGAACTGATAACAATAACCAACTATTAAACCACTACTACGATGTTAATATAAGCGCTGGAACGTTTGACATAACTAAGTTAACTAAATGTCAAGTCGTACAAAATAACGTAGTCATTTTAGACAATGCCCTTTTGCAGTTGGTGAATGTAAACAAACAGCAGTTGACGGACGCGCATGAACAAGTTGTTAATTACGAAGTATTAATAAAAGATACGAAAGCCGAACTATTTACAACAATGAATAGTAAGGAACTAAACGACCTAGACTTTTCAGACCTTGACCATTTCCAAACAAGCGCTGGAATTGTAGCGACGTTTAACAATACGATAGCAGACGGCTATAAATACGTGTTACCTTATTCGACCACGAACACGAATAACTATCACATAAGGAAAATGAAGCCCGCTATCTATGCAAAGACTTATTTTGACCGCATCTTTAGCAACGCTGGATATACATACCAATGGGACGACATAGTACAAGCTAGGTTTGATAAGTTATTGATTCCATACAACGGCGACGAAAACGTAATAGACTGGAACGACTTTAAAGTAAAAGCTAATAACTCTTTTGAGACTACACAAACACAAGGCGCAACTGGTAGCTTTGTCCCTTTTAATACTTTAATAAACGGCTGGACTGAAATACAAGACTACCAAAATATCTTTAACCCTACGACGGGTGTATACACCGCACCGACAAACACCGATCCGCTAGCCTCGCAGTCTTACGAATTCAATATAAGCATAACCTACGAAGTTAAGTTTAACAATACAAGCGCCAACCCAGTAAGACCTTACAAGCTAGTGAACGGCGCATACCAGCCAGTTAACAAAGTGTTCA